TTTGTAAGTGGTTTATTTTTAAATACTTAAATTTAAAAATATACGCTCTGGTTCCCGGGAGTAAATGCCTGACCAAGATTCTTGAGAATGATTGTATGGTAATACAATGCAGCACCAAAGATATTGTCAACTACTCCGTAACGGGTTAATAACCCTACGCGAGGAGCGAAATCATTTGGTCCAATTGTTCTCTGAATCATAACTGGAATGTATGGGCAATAAATGATACCAGAGTCATAAAACTCTGCACCTTTATAACCTAACAAGGCATATTCTACACCAACGGTTTGGCCTGAGTAACCTAAGTTACCATAGACATTGCTGTTCTGAACTTCAGTACGTGTGTCACGGTAAATTTGGAAACGACCACCTAGAGAACCAACCTTAGCAACTCCAGTTGACTGGGTGCTAACATTGCCCTGAACAGTCACCCATTGGAACTCTGGCAACATTTCAAAGATAGCGCACACGCGAGGTGTGGCAACGATGAAGTTTGCAGGTCCACGGCGATTGCGGATTGCAATGCGGTTTGCTTCGATAATAACTCTCTGGTAGAAGTCACGATTACGTTCAACCAACCAACGACCATCAGCGGATTGAGGGGACCAAATAGAGTATCCTTTACCATAACCACCATTTAAGGAAGTCTGGATCATACGGATAATCATTTCACGGTCGATTTCAGCTTGAATCTCATATGCCATAGCATTTGTGATTTCAGCATCAATGTCGATACCGTTCATGTTCTTCAAGTCCTGCTCTAATTCTACTGACCATTTAGCGCCAAGTCTACGAGTACCAGCTTCAACTGCGGTTTTTTCGAAGCTAACTTCTACAGTAGGAATGTTGGCGTTGATTTCGAAATTCTTTAGAATTTCAGCAACACCTTGGTCCTGTAGTGCAAAGTTCCATTCAGCATTACCTGATAGAGTAGCAGCAGTTCCATCCATAGCGCGAACGCCAGTGTAACGAGAATCGAGATGTTGCCATCCTAATTCGTTATCACCTTGAGGAGTCTTCTGTCCAGTATAACTAACTGGAGCTGTTACGTGTACACCAGGTGCAGGTACGAACTGACCAGTTTGAGTAGTATAACCAATGATAGTCGTATTAGCACCAACATTGTTACCACTATAAACAGGAGTCAATGTTCCATTGTTAGAAGTAGTATCTTGATAGTTACCACCAAGTGACTCATTGCTGTACTTATAACGAAGTGCGAATGCTAGACCAACAGGTCCAGACATAGGCTGAACACCAACGATTTCGTTAGTGATCAATTCGGGGAAAGTACGGCGAATCATGGGGATAAGGATCTTCGGCAAACGAGAATCGCCACCAGCGTAGAAATCGGAATTACCGAATGCTCCACCGTTGACACCATTGTTTGCAGATCCGAATACACCAGCTCCACCAGCTACGTTTGCTTCACGTAAGCAATATTGTTCTTGGTTCTCAAGTAACATTGCAGTGTTCAAACGAGTGTGTTCGTCTTCGATAGGAGCTACATTCTTAGAGGTATAGTCGAGCACTGGTGCCCACTTTTCCAAAAGAACCTTAGCGCGATCTTGATCAATATATGATTGTGCGGGTTTGATTTGTTTCATATGTGTTTATTTTCTTTCTTTTATTTTTCGACCTCAAGCATGTTAGTTGAACATGCAGGAATTCAAGTATGTTATACTTCTACCAAATTTGTGAGTATACATATTAGTATTTACTCATTTCGTTCAAATAATTATGAACATGTTTGAAATTATTTTCAGGATTTGAAATTTCTTCTTGTGTATCTTCTTCGATTACAACTCGATCTGATTTAACTTTTCTAGATTCGAAAGCTTCTTCCTTTAATGTTACTAGTCTTTCTTCTTCTTTTTTATCGAATAAAGATAATGTGTAATCAATATTTTCTATAATAAATCTAGGAGTCTTACCTTCAAATACACGAAGAGCATATTCTTTCTTCTTCGGATTTAAATGAGCAGTTTTTTGTTCTAATACTAAAGCAGCTTTTGTCTTTTCAAAAGATTCACGAAGTGTATTGGATTCTTCTTTTGCAGCTTTTAATGCTAATTTAGATTCATCAATCTGAGTTTTACCATCAATCAATGCACCTTTTAATGATTCATTCATTAAAGCAGAATTAATTGCTAGAGATTCACGAAGATTATTAAGAATAATTCTGGCTTTTTGATTCTTAACTGCTTCATTCACAGATTTTTGAGGAATCTTAGATTCGATGAATATATCGATATAATCGGAAATCTTGTCAACTAAATCTGATTTAAATTGGGAAGCTTGTTCTTTAATGATTGATTGATAATGTTTTACA